AACAAAGCTCTTTCCGGCTTCCAAAAGAACCAAATTAAAAATACGAGGGATATTAATACCCACAGCGGCCACACCATAAGTCGCCACAATAATCTTGTCATCATTAGTTGCCACTTCACGATACTGTTCCTTGCGTTTTGTTGATTTTATCTTACCGCTGATAAAAACTGCTTCAGGAATTTCATTGATCATGAATTCACCTGTTTCGATTCTATCTACCAATACAAGAGTGTTGCCGGTGTCTGCGATGCCTTTGACTAACTTACTAACCCACTCCATTCTTGTACTATCTGTTACAAGATATTTTAATTCTTCAGGATAAGTTTGGAATTCTCTCCATTCTTGGGTTTGAATTACATTTACGTGACAGGTACTTAGGATACCTTTTTCTTGTAACTCATGTGCAGTAACATAGCCAACAACTTGTCCAAGACTACACTTAATGCTTTCAAACTCTAGCGGATCTTTGGGCACGGTACCAGTAAGGCCCCAACGAATAGGAGCATTACGCAAATTCTGTGTTAGTAAATTCTTCAAGACTTCTGCCTTGGCTTGGTGTACTTCATCAACAATAATGCAACTTACACCTTCAAGAAATTCAGCCAGTGTAATGAGATCTGCTTGGCCGTTTTTAGTTTTTTTATCAAGGATGTTTAGACTTTGCCAGGTACAAATAGTATGTGTCTTACCTAGATCTTTACGATCACCATAGTATACACCAACATCTAACCCGACGTTGACATAGTCTTCTTCAGTTTGTTCTACAAGACTTTTGTTAGGTACAATGACTAAACTTCGACCATACTTCTCACAAATCTTACTCAGAGTAGCAGTCATGATGGTCTTGCCTGCGCCTGTTGCTACCGACTGCAATGCCTGGGGGTTTTCTAAGAATGTATTAACAACTTCAACTTGATCGTCACGTAGTCTAATCGGCTCGCCTGCAAACCTATGCCCTTCTGGCCAGCACAGGTCGCCCCAAAAGTCTTCTTTAATCTTTTCAAATTCTAGTACAGGACTAACTCGCTCATCTTCTACCTCAATATAATATCCTTGACTTTCCAAGTAAGGTAATATTTGATCGAGCATACTAACATAGGTAGTTCCGCCAAGCCCAAAGAAAGACGTACACCCGTCCCATCGACCTAGCTTGTACGCAGGCTGATATCGTGCGGCTTGATTAAAATACTTGAATTTTTTTACTAATTCTTTTCTAGTATCTAAATCTAAATTCTCAAATTTTACATTGACTTCATCTCTGATGGTCAATTTGGCGGTAGACAAATAGTTGCTCCTTGCGGCTTCTTATCATTATAATACACTATATTGGCCGGTGATGTCAAGAGAATGTTCATACTAAAATGCATATTATTGTAGTATCCTAAGTTGATAACAGTATTGAACACTATACCTGATTTAACCAACGGTTTAGGAATTTTAGTACTGACAAATACGATTTTAGTAGTGTCGTGGATGTTGTTGTTCAATTCATTTTCTTTGACATAGGCATTAAATTCGCCGTTGTCTTGATTTGGGGTTCTAAACATAACGGCAATATCTCTATTTTCAATTCCAATAGACGACGCATACTTGTGCCATGCTTCGGTATGTTTGATTTCACTTCCTCCTGGAATGACTATCAATGTAGGGCCGCCAAACAACAACAGGTCTTTAAAATTCTCCAACCCGTACGCTCTGCTGTCGATATATACTATTCCAGATGCATTTAATAATGTAGTAGTAACTGGCGAACATTCTGTTTTTTGTAGATCAGCGGCGATCAATTCGTCCCAAATACTCACACCATAATTTTTTGCATGATACAAGAATTCTACGACATTATCAGTATCTAACCCTGGAATTTTATCCGATGCATTTCTAAATTCGAAACTAGAATTAGTCTTAACTGCGGTGATTGCATATTCGTTTGCATCGTCGATTATTCCGTTAATAGTGTTATACCACTCAAGGAATGTAGCATCTGCTGTAAAATTTTTAGATAGTAAGTTCGATCCTAACCATAATACAGTTTCTTCTCTTAGACTAAATGCCCATGCTTTATCTTCGTGATTCCACGCACCAATATATGATTTAGTAATCGACGATGTGTAAACCTGCTCGGGCACTACTGCGGCTTCAGATACAAAGTTTTGAATAGATTTAATTATTTCTTCGTCATAAGGAAACTTTACCTGTATGGTACCATTACGCACAGTAATAGTCTTTTCAATATGAAGTTTTCTGAACGGATGAGCGAAAATAGGATTGTCTAAGTCAATCTTAGTTTTAAAAAATACTTCTAATGTATTTTGATATTTCTTTAGAAGTCTAATAGATAGTGCCGCTTGCTTTTCAGTAAGGGTGTTACCAGAAGATAATTGAGTAGCTAATGACTCGACAAAATTCTTTTCCCAACCAGGAGATACAAGCTCAGGTTCGAATAGGAACGTGTCGCCACACGCTAGACGTTGTATTAGTGTTTCGACAAACATTAGATATGCACATCTTCCATTCCGGCAGTTCTAAGTTTGATTATGTTAGAAACCTGCCATTGTTTAATATCAAGGCCCTTAATAATTCCTAACCATTGATTACGCAACAATGCAAATTCGTTGATAATCTTTTCTAGGTCAACTACGTCGGCCTCACCGTCAACATATTTCTCACAATCGCGTGAGCTTAGAGCACGTTGATAATTCTCTAAGTATTTCTTAAACGCCTTACTACGAGTGCGTCTAAGTTCAATATTCAGGTATTCCAACACAGCTTCAATTTCTTGAAGCTGGTTGAAACGTTGTTCAACAACGCCAGGAAGTGCGGCACTGGATTTCTCAAGATTTCCATATACCTTAACTTCCTTCCTAGCCTCGTCTAATTGAGAATAATAATACTCAATACAATCGGGCAAGTGAGAAATATCTCGACTAACCTTACTGTACCACATTAATATTCCTCGTCTTCGTAACCCATATTATCTTCGTCGAATGGCTCGTCATCGTCCACGCCTTCTTCCTCGACTACTAATTTAATAGCGTCATCTAGGTGGGGATCGTAACCACTAAAACCTGATAATGTGTCAGCACTAATATCGTTACCTAGCAAGAAATCAACATATTGATTTGCGGCCATTTCACGATTCTTTTCTGGAATGTATTCTCGGAATATATCCCAAAGGGTAATAATTAGATTCTCATCCATTATGCTTCTTCTTCCTCAGTAGTAATTGCTGTTGTAGTTAAAGATTCTGCCGCCTTGGCATCCCACTCGTTCATAATAACGTGTAGTTTTTCTTCAGTCCAATTCTTACGGAACTCTGCAACAATCTCACCAGTTTCCTTACTGGTGTATGCTAATTTATTCCCAACCTTAGATAACACACCCATTTTCTCGAACATATCAACTAAACCGCTTGTTGGAGCCATACCAGTCGAATATGGAATCTCAACTTGTACACTTTCAAAAGGTTTAGCATAACGTGTTTTCATGATCTTACATGCGGCACGGATACCCAACACATCAGTAACTTTGTTACCATCTGCGTCAACTTTAAGTTTCAGCTTCTTCATAGCAACAACAATACTTGATGCATAAACGAAACCTTGACCACCACTGATTTTATCATCTGGATCAAACATGTCCTGGCTTGCGTATGTGTGATTTGTACAAACCATACCTACATTATAACTACCAAACATGTTTACACAGTTACGGACAAGACTTGTAAGTGCTTTAGGTTTACGACCCATATCACCTTTCATCTCACCTGCTTCGAACTGATTAACGTCAGTAGGAGTTAGTAACATGCCCAAAGAGTCAATTACGATCAATACTTTTGGACGTTCTTCCAAAGGCATTACCTTGTACTCTTTCATGAACTCTGAAATGGTTTTAGCCACGTCATCGATCATTGCCATGTTAAGTTTCAGCAATTTATCTTCTGAAATGTCAACACCAAGATCCAACAACCACTGCTTGTCCAAGGCGTTCTCTGAGTCAACTAAGACTACAAAGATGCCCTGTTCTTGTGCGGCACGAATAATGTTACCAGAACAGATATAACTCTTACCTGCACCTGATTCGCCAGCAAAAACTGTTACTTTTCCCAAAGGGACTCCCTTAAAGAAGTCCCCCGAGATAAGATAGTTTAGGGCGTAGTTTCCGGTTGAAATCCAATCGGAAGGGTCGTTAAACCCAATTCCCAGTCCATCAATAGATTTAGTGATAGACTTACGGAACTTCGAAATATCGAAGGCTTTTCCCATAGTCTATCTCCTTATGCTTTTTGACGGTTGCGAATCATTGCAAGAATGTCTTGGGCCCTTGCACTTGCTTCACTGCCATTCGACGCTGGTGTAGCTTTCTCTGCCACAGGAGCCTCTTCAGCAACTTTAACTGCGGGTGCTGATTCCGCACTCTCAAAAGGGACTTCATCTTCGTCCACTGGTTTAGCCGCCGCTGGTGTTGCACGTGGTGCTGAACCAGTTGCTTGGCCACTACCGCCCATACCTGCTGGCTTGAAGTATTGTCCCCAACGATCCATGTCAAATGCTTCACCGTCAACTGACGCTTCGAACATTTCTTTCATGACCTTGAGCTCAACTTCGCCCGGCTTTTTAGGCAGGAAGTCTTTGAGATTGAACAAACCATGCTCTTTAATAGCCGCTTGTTCTGCATCATCCAATGCACGTTCACGACGAGCATACTTAGATGTGCTGTAGTCAGCGTAACCACCTTTTGATGTCTTGGTGATTTTAAAGTCAACACCACGTAGGATGTCTGTTGGCAAGTCTTCCATATCTGGATCCATTAGAGCCGCTTTAACGATGTTAAAGATTTGACTACCAATAATGAATCTACGAATTGGATTTTCTGGAGTCTTGTCTTCCTTTAGTGGGCTATCAACTACATAGCCTTGGAACAAGTAACTACGCTTCTTCCAATACTTACGACCCATATCTTCCAAACTCTTATCCTTAAACCAAGGACGAACCTCAGTAAGAATTGGACAGGTCTCGCCCCACATTTCCATGCAAGGTACTTGAACTGTTACGGGTTTAGAATTTGTTTCTCCCTTTACACCTGCAAACGGCAATTTGATCATTGCACGTTCGATCCAGAAGAAGGTGTTGTCGCCATCAGCGTCTGGTAAGAAACGGATGACTGCTTCTGAATTTTCTGGGATATTCCAATGTGGGTAAATTGCGTTGTCGCCACCACCGGTCGATTGACCACTTGATTTTAATTGCGCCGCTTGAAGCTTTGCGCGGATTTCTGCCAAAGATGCCATAATATATTTCTCCTTAATGTTATGCCTTTGTTTTGCCTGTTTCCTAAATGCAACTACATTTAAGAATCTGCATACGTTATATTGTACGCACTTTTATTTATCAAGTCAAGAGAAAAGACAGAATATTTCTGCCTTTTCTTGATCTCTTTTAAAAGAGTGGTTTAACCTATTAGTCTTTGTAGTTGTTGTGCTTTTTGCGAATTGTATCTAATTTCTTTTCGCTTGCGCCTTCACGACCAGCTTTAGCTAATTCTTTCATTCCGTCTTTGCCGTACTTCTCATTACCTTTGGCCGCACGACTCATGGTCTTCTTTTCAGTCGACTCTGATGGATTAGAGGCTTTCTTTAAACCTTTCTGTGATAACGCTTTAGCGGTATCTTTACCAGTGCGGTTTGGGTTGTTCTTTTTCTTAAACTCTGATTTTTTCTTGTCAGCATCAGCATCAGCTTGGTCTTTATACCACGGAGCATGGTCTTCTGCTAACTTTGGCAAGCCTGCAAGTCTGCGCATTGATTCCATTTGATTCTTGGCTTCGATCTTAGCCTGTAAGTGATGGACTAATTTTTCAGCAAGAGCACCTGCTTTCTCTCCGTGCTCTTTAGCAACTTGGATACCAACTGCTGTAGCACCTAATGGACAACCACCTGTTTCTCGATCAATGTGGCTCATAACTTTTTCAGCAATTTCCTTGATTGGCAAAATGCCACGCTGACCGTCCGGCATTTCATTTTCTTCGTCCATGCCGCCCGTGTCAACACCTGGTTTAATAGAACCGCCCTTGGCTTGCATACGTAACTTTTGTAAGAAACTTGCGTCATCATCTTCTTCATCGCTGTCTTTAGGAGCAGTCATTGGAGGGGCTTCTTTTCTTAAGCTAGGATCAATAGTAGGCTTTGATGACTGACCAGTAATACGCATCCACTCTGTTTCTGCAAACTCTGGATCCATTCCGTGTCCGACTAATAGATTATCAAAATCTTGTTGTAATTTTTCGTCTGGTTTAACTTCGCCGTTTCTAATCTTATCACGTAGTGCTTGTACCTTAGTATAGATTTCTCTACCATTTGGGCCTAGGTCTTGATAAGCACCTTCGTTCATGCCTAATTCTTTTTTACGTTTTGCAAGACCTGCTGAACCTGTAGGGCTCTTGTCTTTTTCATCTTCTAAATCTTTTGTAGATACTTTCCAATCGCCGCCTTTGGCTTTGCGCTGTGCGGCAGGGATATCGCTCTTGTTTGGACCTTCTACAATTTCATTGGCCCAGTCTTCAAATGCTTCAAGTCCTTCCTTAGGATGCTCATGATCATCACATGCACATTCGTCTGACGGACGATCACATGCATCGCAATATTCTTCTTCCTTGTCTTCGCCGACATAGTCTGCTAAGTCTAGGTCACCTGCTTCTTGCATAATACTGTACAACAACGGAAAGTACTGTGTTAGGTCTTCTTTAAAACTGCTTACTGTAAATTTAGATTTATAATCTTCAAATGTTGTTGGATCTAATTCTGTCTGTTCTGCAAGATCTAAATTTGCTAAACTTTCTCTCCACTCTGCGTAGTAAGTTTGCTTAGATAAGTTTTCAATAGTTGAACGCAATTCAGATAATTTTCCACTTGCGCGGTCAACGATTCCTAATGCTTCTTGTGTAAGTTGTTCTGAGTTGCCAACCTGACGCTTGAATGTACTTAATGCACGAATTTGTTCGCTCATTTTGATAATTGATTGACCAGCGTCATCGTATGTTGCGCCGCCATTGGACACGTGACGTTGCATGGCTTTTGCACCTGCCATGTGGACCATAGGATACTTAAAACGTTCGCCAGCCTCGTTTTGAATAAAGATAGCATTGATATTGTTGCTACGGCTACGAGCACCGCGGTCTTCGCCGACTTTGTTATTGTGTCGAATAATTAGTAAAGTTTTGTCTAGTGGGCGATAACTGCTTTTTGAGCTACCGTACATTGTTGATTCTGTCATGTTGTCTTCCTTGGATCCGTTTTGTGCAAGATACTGAAAATCATTTTTTTCTAAATTGCCCTTAGTGATGTCTCTTGGGTCAAAGCGTAGTAGTCTACGCATTGCGAATTGTCTCATTTCTTTTAAGAAATCAAACCAAAATTGTTGGGTAACAGGGTCGCGCTCTTCAACAATACCCTGGCTGTAAAATAGTTTTAAATTACCCAAGTCGTTGATACTAACACTTATACGTCCTAGGTTATTTCCTTCTACAACAAAGTCAAAGTCAAAAAATCGTGCTTCTGTGGGGTCGACTGTAACTGCACCGCTTTCATCGCCCATTTGTAGGTTAGAAAATCGACTGCGTACTTTGTCAAATAAATCCTGTGAAATTAGTTCTATAGCATTCATGTGTGTATTTATTAAAAACTGGTACTTACGTATATCGGCAACGGAAGCTCCATTTCGTTGTTTACGTAGTCGTGCATAGTATCGTAGACCGCGGGATCCCAGTCCTGCAACTGCATAATCATGCGTAAATTTACCAGCATAGATGCTACCAGATCGTCTGGTTCTTCGTTTTTACCTGCAAAACTCGTACCTGTAGCAATATATGTTTTGAGTTGACTGATAAATGCTTGTGAGTTTATAGTCATCTTTTTTGTTTCAATTAGATGTTTTAGTTTGGCACAAGTTGCAATTTTAGCTTTTTCTGTGGTATTATAACCCTTGCGATATCTGCGGGTATTGCCCTTTTTAATGGGTTCACTCATAAACATACCCGGGAATGTTTCTTCCCCTAGTTCGTTAATAGCCACTAATGCACCTTCACCTAGCGTGTTATTCTCAACGGAATAATATATAGTACTTTGAACGCCCTTTTCTATACAAGCATCATCAATGAATCTACACATGTCCCGTAGGATTTTAACTTGACTTTGAACTGGCGTAAGATTGTGATGCCATTCTCCCACTTGTATTAAACTAGGCAGTTCTGTTACTTCAATAGCCGCATAGTTGCCGCCGGTGCCCAACGCAGGGTCTAAACTTAGGATGTAGGTAGATTTAGGGTCAATCTTTTTATACCATCGTGCCTGCCCCATTTTTGTAGTTGGGTCATTTCCTGTCATAGATGCCAAGTGAATACTGTTGATAAGTGTTTCATCATAGACTAAGAATTCGCAACCATACTCACGACGGAAACGTTCTTCACCAATGCGACCTCTTTCTACATCGGCCCAGGCCTCATCTCGATCCGGGTGGTCTGACCAGTGACTTGTGTATGCGTGGAATCCGTTAACACCTAAATTATCTGCTTTCTGGTTTCCAAATTCGTCTTCAGTTTTGATAGCACCAAACCATATTTCAGCAAATTGATCTTCGTCTGAATTAGGTGTTGATGTGATGATTGCTTTACCACCAGTTGCCAGTGTAGGCGATATCGAAGTCCAGAATTCCTTACCAATGTTGTCAGGAACGAAGGCAAACTCATCGCAGTATAGTAGTGATATAGACATACCACGACCTGTATTTTCTGTAGTTGTTTGTGCTACGATACGTGAATCATTATCAAATTCAATTGACTGTTTATTATAACTCTTAACACCACAGCGGATATGATTAGGGCAAGTTTCATATGCATAACGTAATCTTTGCATAATTTCTTGTGCGCCTGTATATTTGTGCGCGGCAATTAGAATAGTAACGTTTGGGTTAAACATAGCATACCAGAGCAGGTAACCAACTGCTGTGGTTGTTTTTCCACTTTGACGTGGTAGCATGTTTACGTTAAATCTGTACTCGTGTAAGCTATCTACAAGTGCGTCCTGATATCCGTATGCTTCGTATTGTATTTGGCCACGAGTTGGATGTTGAATGTAGAAGAATTTTTTAAGGAAATATTTGTGACCGGTGTCAAGGTCTGAACATAATCGTAAATCAACGATATCTTGCTCTGAATATTTCAGAGTCTTATTGGCTGTCTTGATTAGGTTGTTACTATTGGATAAACTCATACGTTTATTTACTGAAAAAAATAGGCTCCGAAGAGCCTATTTGGTAAGTTGCTGTTTTTAGATATTCTTGATAAAGCCTTGATATTCTTGGAATAGCTTTTGTGTCATGTCTAATAAATTATCTTCTTGTTCTGCTGGAACATATTGTTGTTCTAGACTTTCTGGTAAGTTGTTATTAGCTGGAGTAGATGTGTAATCAAATTTGCGAACTTTATTAATAATATTTGCAAAATCGTTTGGATTGTAATCTCTAGTCTGTTCTTGTGGGCTGTTGTCAAATTGACGTAGGCTTTCTAGGCCTAATTCATCTTTACTTGTGCCTGATAGCTGGTCAGTCATGTCAGTTACTTCATCAGCCATGCTACCAACATCTTGTGTACCGCCTGGACCTGCTGTGCCTAATTCTGCACCAGTGTCGCCCATGTCCATGCCTTCGTCGTCCATGCCAGCGATAGCATCAATAGCAGATCTCATATCGCCATCGGCGCCTTGACTAGGTTCAGCAGTTAGTGGAGCACCAGCATCTTTAGGATTAATATCTGCTTGACCAACTTCTTTCATGCCAGCTAGGTTTAAGATATCACGCAACATTGTGCTAACTTCGTTACCGTTTGCGGCAGAAGCATTGATACTGAAGCTTGCAGGAACCGAAGGTGCTGTTGGAGCAGGTCCTGCCATTGGCATGCCAGCTTCGCCTGTAATAGATTCCGTAATGACCGCAACCGTTGGATCATCAGCCATTTGAACCATTGGCTTTGGTGAATTAGCCTCATCTAGTTCGGCTAATTTTTTTAGTACGTCGATCATTTGCATATTATTTTTTCCTTGGATCAAAGTCCGTTTCTTGAATTGGACTTGTGTTATTTTGAGGAACTTCGTTAGTTGTTTTTCCGTCTGCTGAACTTGGAATAACTTCTCCTCTTTCTTTACGCATGGCCTTTAGGTCATCGTTCAATGTCTTTACAAGACTCGTATTATATTCGGTGCCATAATATGACTTGGTGTCTATTTTTGCCACTTCTGTGTAATCTGGATCTTGTAGTAATGCACCTGTGCGCTTGTCTTGTGGTGCTTGGTATGCTTCAGTCGGTTCACCTGGCTTACGGACTACAACATAGTCGGGTCCTTTTTCAATTCCAGCTGAAATATATTCATGTAGTTCATAAGATGTAGTTGGATACTCTAACGCAACTTCATACACAGTAACTTGTGAATTACGAATCTTTGGAAAATCTAGTGGTAAATCCTGGATTGGTGATGTGCCTGTTTTTTTGAAACTTGATACAACAAAGCGTTCTAGCATTTGTTTTAATTTATCCTCGCCGGCAAAATCCCCAGCGATCTTAATTTTAAAATCGTAGAGCTTTTTGCTTTCGCTAAGGTATTCTTTAAATGTTTTCATAGTTTATTCCTACCCTTTATTTATCCATGTTTTTAAGTTTTGCTATGAGACTGTTACGATCTGCAATCACATAACCTTCACCTGCAACCACGCTATTTCCGTCATTAGGGTTATCTTTCTTGTCAATAGCCAGCTTTTTAAGCTGTAATTCAACCATTTTTAGCTTCTTATCAATTTTCGCTGACTTAGCTGTGATAGCGGCATTAAGCATATTGCCTGCAACTTCAAACATTCGGGTACTATATCGTGCTTCTACATTCATACCTAAATCATATATATCATCAAATGCTTCTTCTGCTTTCTTAGCCAGTGCATCTAGCTCACTATCGCTGATATCGCCCAGGCCTTTAACTTGCGGAAGTGCTGAGCTGATTTTGTCAAATTCATCTAGAGTAGCTTGTAGGTTTACGTGGGCGGGCGGACTCGATACTGGTGGTAATTCTACAGGCTTTTCATCTGCAGAATTGATGTTTAATAGTTCTTCAAGTTTCTTAGTCATAACATTACTTATTTTATTTCTTCCCAGTATGGAAAATATCGTTCTCGTTTAAAACCCTAAATTTCATACCTCTAGATTTAGCCCACTGTGTTGCTACCTGCCATTTGGCTTGATTCTTTACAAACTGTGCTTGATTGTAGGGATTTTTTCCAACTTTTTCAAGTATCTGTTGATTTGCTGGTTTTATTTCCCAAAGCTCAACGTGCTTCTTTTCTTTCTTATCTTCAAACATCACTAGAAAGTCTGGAACATATACAGTCTGCTTGCCTGTGAGCGGATCTCTGTATGGAATTCGAACGGGTTCGCTGGCCCATTGTTGAATAGCTGGATTATTGTCACACATGCGCATGACTGCAATTTCCCAACTGCTACGATAGATAGGCACAGTTGATCCTATATACTTTTCAGGGTTTTTTAAATTGTATTGACCCTTGGCAAATTTTAAACTCAAGATAGAATCTCTCTAGTAACTGACGGAGTAGTTCCGTAGGCCGCACTTTGTCCAAGAAAGCTGGTTTTAAATCTATTGAAATTTAAAATTTCCGTAACCAATGCATTTAATTGCACACCGTCTAGTCCTTGTATATTTTCTAGAACCTGCATGGGATTGTAATCATCAATGGATGCCTGATATAAAATAACATAGGCAATGGTGTCTGATGCAACATTACTAAATCCGTTGCTACCAAAAAATCCTTTCAATGCATCATATACACCCGCATTGATAGGAAGATTTACATTATAAAAGTTATTGATAATATTTTTAGTAGCAGATGCGCTATCTCCATTTGCAACATCTGTTTGCGGAATGTTTGTATATATTTTCATATTAATCGTTTATTCCTCTTTTAACCTTTGGGGCGACAATATTTGCGAAGGGCGCCTCACCATTAACGCCATCTTGATATAAAGGAACTGACACTATCGGAGGTTTAGTTACTATTGGTGTGCTGGTAGTTTTGATAATTTCAGTTATTCCATCTTTAGTAGTAGTTGTTTCAATGGTGCGGCTTCCGTCAGCATTAATGGTCAACTTTTGATTTGGTGCTAATTTGGATTCGAGAGCTTCTTGTTCATTTGCAAGAATTTGTTGAGCATTTCCTAGCGATGTTCTTTCTGTGCCGGACAATTTTGATTGCAATGCCTCTGACGCTGTTATGTTTTCTTGTATTGCATATTTGTTGTCTGAAATTGTCTGTAGTTGTGCCTGATACTGACTAGGAGCAATATAGCCCTGAGCGGCATATTGTTCTCGAACTGCTATCCCTGCCGCTGGTCCGTCTGATGCAATAGCTTTGTTAACAGCGGCATCAACTTCAACTTGTTTAGCTGTAGCTTCTTGAATTTTGGTCAATAATTCTGCTTCCTTGGTATTCTGTTCATCAAGGGCGTTTTTCAATGCAGTTGGGTTATCTAATTGCTCAAGATCCGATCCTGTAAGAACCAAATCATTTGCGCTTAATGCGGCTGGGGTACCTTCATAAAAACTTT